AGGTCAAGGCAAGTCTGACACTTATCAAATCATGCCCAAGCATGTATATGATAGAGTGTCAGCAGCGCTTCCGGATTTATATCCGTTAGCGTTTCATCCAGGAATGGTTTATGAAAAGGCGTCCGCGCAAGCATATTGTGATGGATATAATCCGGAGACACATTTCACTTTCGCCATCGAAGAGTTAGCCGCTATGGCTGATCCTAAGATGCGTGGAGAAGAACTTGGACTCATGCAAAAGATGATTAGCAGAGCTCCTCTCCCCCTCACGTGTGCTGAGTTGTCGATGAAGAATAATACCTTCTTCGCTTCTCCGTTCGTTTGTACTACTTCTAATATTACAGACGACGAGCTTGCTTCGGGTAGTGGACTTACACGAGCCACTACCATTTTCAGACGACGACATTTTCATGTTGAAGTTATAATTAGACCTGGACATACAGTCCCTCAGAATGAGCTTCTTTCTCGTCCTGATGAATGTTGGATTTATAGAATGCATTACAAGCCTTCTATTGGTCAGTGGACTAAGCTTGCGCTTAGAAACACTGGAATCGACTTCCCAACACTCGTTAGAAACGGATTTATTGACTTCACTTTCAGCGAACTTGCTGATTTGATGGCAAAGAAGATCATTTTTGACTATAAGAAGAGCAGTGCGGATCGCTCTTTTTATTTACAAAACTTCGGGTCTCATTTTAAACCCGGAGGTTCTGCACCCCCTGCTCCTCCGGCTAGTTCTTCTAGTTCTAGCAGTGAGTCGAGCATAGAGTTTCACTCTACTGAAGATGATGATTCGGATTCCGATGAACCATTAATGCCTCAGGACTTTTCTGAAAAGATTTTGTCTCAGGTAACTATGGAAATTCGGGATTCTTATTCTGATTCTCTTGAAAGTGTTTCCGGTGAGGAAACGCCTGTTAAGGTTACTACAGCCACAATTGTAGAAGATCAAGTTTTACCTTCCAATTCTGATGTTCCAGAAATTCATAGAGTCGTACAGGACTATGTGAAACAATGTGAGCAAAAGAAGGAAGAAGAACTACCACCGTTGAATTCTGAGTGTTACGATACTCCTGAAGGAAATCAACATGCTTTTCAAACCAAGTTATTGATAGATACTTGGAATAGTAAGATGATGGATTCCTATTTAGGAAAACACGTGGCAGGAAAGAAATGGTGGAGCAAGCAAAGCTCATGGGTACAACTTATGTTGAGACCCCACCTTGCACCAGTTGCAGGGAAACGAAATAAAGAAGGATTTATGATGATGATTGTTGATCGTTTATATGTAGACCCACAGTTTAGACTGTTTATACAATATTAC